ACACAATTAAATAGACATAAAAAAAGGCTACCCTACAATAGGATAGCCTAAGATTAAATTGCGTGCAACTAAATACACGCTACAAGATACAATTAAATTTGATGCAACTAACAATAATCACGATTGAATGATACCAAATAAGATTGCATGGTAAACTGTCGTTTACTATTGAATTGTATAAAATACAATTCTATACAATTAATTGGACATGATGACACAATATACAATACAATCGAATACCATAAAATAACATTAAATTAAAACAGATACGACTAAATTGAGTACAATATAATTATATACAATACGGTTGCGGGGAAAATAAAAGTATCAAATTCCATTTTATAAAATACAAACAATATAAGATAATACAGTATAAGATATAATAACATAAAATCAAATTGCGTGAAATGTAAATATTAATAAAGATAATCACATACAAATGTATTGTATGAAATATAATTAATACCAAAGTGAATTGTATAAAACTTAATTCTATATCTACTAATTAGATACACAATTAAATTGTATACAAGATAAACATATGTTCTATTAAAGACAAAATAAAAAAGCACCAGAAAATAGAATACAATTACATTGTATAAAATTGACTGGCGGGGAAAAGAAAAGAATAAAATTCCATTGTATCATATCTACGTATATAGTAATATAAACATATAAAACTAAATTGTATACAATTAAAAATAGATAATAAAAAAGGGTAGCCTTAATAGACTACCCTATGAGAGTTACTACTTAATTAATCCATTTTCTTTTAGGATATTCATAAGCATTTCATTTTGTTTTTTCATTTCGTCAAGATTTTCACGAAGTAACGCTTTTTCACTATCATTCTTTTTAGTGGCTTTTTTCTCTTTTTCTTGTTCTAATTCCACAGTAGAGATATACATTCTATCAGTGAATAAACGTACAGTCAAGCCGTCATCAGAATGAGCCTCTACTACACCTGTACCACGTGCAGAAGTAGCATTAGCCACAGGGACTACAAAATTACTACCCTTGGCAGATTTCACTATATCACGTGCGTTGATAGTCATAACGATAGTAATATCGCCTGTGTTTTTATCAACAGATACGCCGTAAGCATGGTCTTTAATAGGCAATTTTTCACCTTCGTTGAGTTTACGTGCGTTAGAAATGATGTTTTGTAATTCAAATTTTGTTGTAACTGTTTTAGCCATGATAGACCTCTTTCTACGCTTTCAAGCGTGTTAATAATTGATTAGGTACGTTTATTGTACCCTGCAAGCCTTGTCGCTTGCTGTGGCTACACTATCTCATACCTCCGCTGATATAGTGCAATGCGTTGTATCTACCCCGCTTTTTGCGACACTACCCCCCTTATTATATATAGTTTATTGTGATACTATGAATTTTACCCTTTCTATCGTACATTTGTTTGACCTTATCCTTGCCCCTGTCAGGGGGTGGGGCTTCGCATTTGGCGGGTGGTGGGCGGACATACAAAATAGAGACTGCTTATACAAAAATCCAAACACTTCTGAAATGATTGTTATATACAAATTCGACACTTTTCTGTAAGGTCGTCTGCTTATACAAAAATCCATACAAACACATAGGTTGAAGAGCACCCAATGATGAGCAATACACTTCTCCCTAATTTTTTACAAATCTAATATAAACATGAAGATAGCATGAAGTAATTGTTTCACAGTGGACTATTAGTTGTACCACTTTTGTTTCTCAGTTGAAACAATAGTCAGATGAGGTCATATTAATACGGTAGGGGTATCGTAAGTACCCAAAAATGGCAAAATACATATTGTATGGTTTACTAGTTCTTTTTCTCTTTCTTTTCTTTCTTTATATATTTCTTTCTTTATCTTTCTCTTTTTCTTCCTCGTACTTACGTACTCGTCAGAAAAATACGTTATCAGCTTTCTAGGGTGGGGCTTCCAAATACAGCAGTACTATCTATTACGAAACCGATAACGTGTATTGTTTTTTGTATTTCAATTTAGCTTAGTGGTAATACCAAGGGAATTGTATGGTAATACCAAATAGACTGTATTGAAACAAAAGATAGACTAAACCGTATTTTTGAGAGATAGTAGTGAAAGGACAAGGAAAGGAGATTGGTAATGGCAAACGAAATAGAACAGTTAGCAGAGATATACGACAGATGTGAAAATGATTTGGTATTATTTAGACAAATGTTCTTGCCAGCTGAGCATGAAGTAAAACCAGCTTGGTTCCACCGTAAATGGGGAGAAGTATTACTTAACGGTAGTAAACACTATGCCGTAGAAGGTTTTCGTGAATCAGCAAAAGCGTTGGCATTAAACACTATTGTACCTACACCAAATGGTTATACCACTATTGAACGCATTCAAACTGGTGATTACGTATTAAATGAATTTGGTGAACCAATAGAAGTAGAATACGTTTCTGGTATTTTTCAAGATGGTAATTGCTTCAAGGTTACTTTTGATACTGGTGAAGAAGTTATTTGTGACGTAGACCATTTATGGACTGTATACGATAAACACAAACGTAGAGAAAATACAGTATCCACATTAGAGCTGTATGCATATCAAAATCTGGGTAAACCCCGTAATGGTTATCAAGAAAAGGCATTTAGAATTCCATGTACATACGCTGAGTATGAAGAAAAAGAATTACCAATTGACCCATATGTATTAGGATATTGGTTAGGCGATGGCACTGCTAGTAAACCTGATATTACTGTTGGTCATCAAGATATTGAAGAATTTGAAAAGATTATTGGTTGGAAAGATTATACCAAACACGAATATCGCAAAGGTGTATATACGGTTACATTACATGGTTTACGAAAACTACTTATTGAAAATGGCTTGATTAACAATAAATACATTCCAATGCCGTATTTATTTGGTTCGACCAATCAGCGTTTTAATTTGTTGGCTGGCTTGATTGACAGTGATGGCACAATAGCCAAATCTGGCACTAAAAAGGGGACAGTAACATTTACCAATAAAAGCTATAAAATTGCAGAAGGCGTGAAAATCTTAGCAAATAGCTTGGGTATGAAAACTACTCTCGTAGAAAGACCTGCCAAACTTTATGGTAAAGATTGTGGCATTTCATATCAAGTATCATTTAAACCTACAGTCCCATTCTTGAGACTACAACGTAAGAATAAATATATCCAAACAACCAAAGATAAACGTAGTCTAATGCGTACAATCAAGAGTGTTGAAAAAGTAGATAGTGTAGATTGTAAATGTATTAAGGTTAAATCAGAGAGTGGTTTATTTCAAATCACACCGTCCCATATTATCACACACAACACGAGTTACGTATTGAGAGCATTTCCAATTCATTGTCTGGTATTTCCATCCAAGAAGAAACAATACATCGTATTTATCATGGCTAACCAACGGGCAGCCAGCCGAAGGCTTAAAGATATTGCTGAAGAATATACATCGAATGAGTTAATGAACCTCAATCTTGTTCGTATTAAAGAACAATCTGAGAAGGCATTTGAAATTATCGTTAAAGATAAAAACGGCGAAGAAATTACTGTACGTATGGAAGCATATGGTAAAGGTTCGAGTGTTCGTGGTTTGAATAACAAAGATAGACGGCCTGATATTATTCTCATAGATGACCCTCAAGACTTGGAAGATAGTTTATCTGATACGGTGCAAAAGTCTGACTATCAATGGTTCTTGTCTGATGTGTATTTCCTTGGTAAAAACACACGGATATTCTTCATCGGCAATAACCTTGGTGAAAAGTGCATTATCGAACAGGTAATATCCAACAAAGAAGAATTAGGATTTGATGCGGAACGCATCCCTGTATTAAATGAAGATGGTCAATCTAACTGGGAAGAAATGTATCCAGTAGAAGCCATCAATGATGAACGTGAAAAGTGGCGTAAACTTGGGCAGTTAGATATTTGGGAACGTGAAAAACTTTGTATTGCTATTTCCCCTGAAAGCCAAATCTTTAAGAAAGAATACTTTAGGTATTATGACCCTAATACAATACAACTTGAAGAATGTTCTGTATTTGTGGCATGTGACTTAGCTATTTCCGAAAAAGAGACGGCCGACTTTACATCTGTTTGTGCAGTTGCTGTCAATCCAGATAACCACTGGTTCTTATTAGAGATTGATTATGGTCGATGGGACCCTACTAAAACCATTGATACTATCTTTGGTATGGTTCAAAAATACAGACCAATTTATGTTGGTATTGAAAAAGTCGCTTATCAGGCGGCTCTTATTCATTTTGTTGAGAAAGAAATGATTAAACGTAATACTTGGTTTACCGTAAAACCATTAGAGGCAAAAGAGAAAAAAGAAATCCGTATTGCAGCTTTGCAGCCACGTTTTAAAGCTGGTACATTATGGTTCCCTATGGGAAAAGATTTCTTAGTAGAGCTAGAGAGTGAATTCTTATCATTCCCTAAATCTCTACATGATGATTTAATTGATAGTTTAGCACATATTTCAGCTATTGCGAGTCCACCTGTTGGTACATTTGGAACAGTAAGTACAGCTGATATACCGATGGGAGGTGCAATGTAAGATTGGCTGAAGATTTTACAGTAGAATTAACAGGCGAAGAAGCCGACAAAGCTTTACTAAGTTTGGTAAAAGCCGATATTGCAGAAGCAGAAGCATATCAACAATCTATAATCCAACCAACAGTTCGTGAAAGATACAATATTTATTATGCTGATAAAGAGTATTATGCTAATAAGTTTCCTATTTTAAGTAAAACATCTTCTTTAGTATCTACTGATGTTGCAGATACTATTGAATGGGCGTTACCATCTTTAATGAAGGTATTCACAGGCTCTGATGAGGTAATTACAGTCGCTGGTGTCACCGAGGAAGACGACCAAAATGCTGAAGTAATGCAGGATTTATTAGTATATCAATTACAAAGACAGAATAAGTTCTTTCCTTTATTATATAATTGGATGAAGGATGCTTTAATTACTGGTCTTGGTATTATCAAATGTTACTGGGAACGCACAGAAGGATGGACACCAGAAACAGCGAAGCTGAATGCAGACGCATTAAAACTATTAACACAAACTGGTGTTGAAATTACGAACGTTGAAGGCCCTGATTTGATGGGGGATTTTACCGTAACATGGAATTCTCCGTATTACATTAAGAACAGTCCTAAATTAGAAAACATATTAGTATCTGAGTTTTTATATTCTCCAGATGCTAAAAATCTCGAAGATGCGAATTTTGTTGCTCATCGCAAGAAAGTAACGATGTCTCATCTTCGTCAAAAAGAAAAAGAAGGTATTTATGCCAATGTAGATAAGGTTCATCCAGATAATGGCCCTACAACTTGGGTTATGGACCAAGTAGAAGATGCTATTGGCGACCATTATACTCCTTTACATAATAATCAACAAGACAAAGCTCGTGAAGAAGTCACTATTTATGAATGTTATACAAAAATCGACTTTAATAACGATGGTATTCTTGAAGATATGATTATTACCATTGCTGGTGATGTAATCCTTCGAGCAGAGCCTAATTATATGGGTAGGCATCCATTCTTTGCTATTTCACCAACTAAAGACCCTCATCGTATTTGGGTAAAACGCTCTTATGCAGAACTGATTGGTGAGTTGCAAGACATGAAAGTGGCGTTGACTCGTCAAATTGTACAAAATATTGCATTGACTAATGACCCTAAGATGATTTTAGCAGAAGATAGTATTAATATCTCTGACTATATTGAGGGACGTAAAGTAATACGTAAAAAACCCGGTGCTAATATGGGTGATGTAGCTATGTCTATGCCTGTAAATCAGTTATCACCACAAACATTCCAGTTTTTAGAGTGGTTAGAAGGGCAAAAAGAAAACCGCACTGGTATTACACGGTATAACCAAGGCCTCGATGCTAACAGCCTAAACAAAATGTGTGATATTCACCATATGATACCACTAGCTAATGGTAAATTCAAAGAATTAAAAGACATTGTAGACGGTGATATTCTTGTAGGTCAAAATGGTCAACCGACTACCGTTGTTAAAGCACATGAAATTCAACTTCCTAAAAAAGCATATGAATTAAAATTCTCTAATGGAGAAGTAGTTCGTGCTGGTGGTGAACATTTATGGACAATCCAAAACCAACGTGGCACTAGAAAAACGGTTGATACAGACTATATCTTCAATTATATGTCAAAATATAAAGAGAGAGTCTACATTGACCGTGTTCAAAAACCTTTATCAAGTTTAGATAAAGATTTGCCATTGGACCCATACTTCTTAGGTTTATGGTTAGGCGATGGTGGTAGTTGGCAAAACGTATTCTGTTCAGAAGATGAAGAGATTATCGAATATGTAAATAATTGGACTATTGAACATGGTGGCTATCTTGAAAAAACTAAGCACCAAAATTCTGGTAAGGCAGTAACATATCGCATTAAAGATACAGATTTAACTAATATTTGTATTGATTTGGGTATTCGTAAGTCATATAGTGAAAATAGCGGCGTTAAACACATCCCAGAAATCTATTTTGAAGCAAGTTACGAACAACGCTTAGAATTACTTCGTGGTTTAATGGACACAGATGGTTGTCATCATAGCGGTGGGTTCTGTATCTTTATTCAAAAAGAAGGTCAATTATGTGATGATGTAGTTAGATTAGCGAAATCACTTGGTTGGGACGTAACAGTTACAGAAACAAATCCCGGAAAACTTGCTAAACCTAATACTAAATATTACAATATTGGTATTTCTGCGTTAGATAATCCGTTCAAACTAGCTAAAAAAGCTAAAAAATGGAAACGTCAAACTAGAATAGTTAATAAAGTTCGCATTGTTTCTATTACTGAAATTGAACCTATCCCAATGCGTTGTTTAACAGTAGATGCTACAGATGGTCAATTTTGTATTGAATATACCTATACCGTGACTCACAATACGGCCACAGGTATTAGTGCAATCCTTGGGCAAAGTGCACAAAGACTAGAGCTAGTGGCTCGTATGTTTGCGGAGACAGGGATTTCGGAACTGTTTC